TATACCGAGTGGTGTATATGTTGATGCCATATTTTATCTCCTATTATGCAGCGTCAGTATAACTTGTATTTGATCCTGTTGCAACATCTGTATACGAAGAATTTGACCCTGTGTCAACATCAGAATATGCTTGAATTCCGAAGCCAGAAGCAGTGCCAAAACCGGCTACAGAAACGGTTCCAGAGACTCCCGTTAATCCTACTACATCTGCTGGTGTTAATGAACCAACAGAAGATGTTACTGCTTGACCACCTAATCCCACAACCATTGGAATAGGATCTATAGTGCCAACAGATACTGTTGCTGAAACTCCAGTTGGAAGAATTATTTCTGTTGCACCGACTGAAATAGAACCAACACCTGCAGTTGCTGAAACTCCTGTTAGTCCGATTACATCTGCTGGAGCTAAAGATCCAACACCAGATGTTATTGCTTGACCAGTTAATCCTACTGCAAATTCTCCTGGTGTTATTGAACCAACACTCAATGTTGCAGAAACTCCTGTTAGTGTGCCTGTAAAATCTATTATAGGAGTTGGAGAGCCAACACTCGCTGTTGAAGAAACTCCAGTTAGTCCCATTACATCTGCAACTTCTAATGAGAACCTACCCCAACCTTGAACTTGACCCCATGCAGATTCGTTCCAAGCGTTTGCTGATACATTTGATTGTATTGCATCAGGAGCAGTTAATTCTACTACTAGACCTGAAGCTCCCCAGTTTTCATCTCCCCAACCATCTGATCCCCAACCAACCGCTATTTGTGCAGATACAGAGACTGTTCCAAGTGAAAAACTTGCGGATACTCCTGATACTTTTGCTACAGGATCAAAACTTTCACCCCAAGGTTCTTCACCCCACTCATCTCTACCCCAACCTTGTTGAGCTGCAGCTATCGGTGTTCCGACAGATGATGTAATACTTAAACCAGTCGGAAAAACTATTTCATCATTAATTTGACCCCATGAACCATTATTCCAATCTTCTGCGCCCCAACCAGTTGTAAAAGCATCCGTAATTCCCCAAAGACCAGCACTCCAGTTTCCTGCTCCCCAAAAATCAGTGGTAGGTGTATTTGCTTGTCCTCCCATTCCTGAGTGAACAGTGCAGTAATAATATAAAGTTGGTGCATCGGAAGCGACTTCTATTTGTGTGTAAGCTCCAGAGGAACCCGGTGTTCCGTTTGTTGTAACTCCCGTGGTATATTCAGATCCACCACCATGAGTTCCGTTTGATGTTGTAGAAAGTCTTAAAGGGTGACCACTGTTTGAACTATCAGATTGATCAAACCTAAACGTTGCGCCTTCAACTAATTCTAAGGTAGCTTGTTGTACGCCATCGATATAATATTTATTACCAGAACCGGTAGATACTACCGTTACTGTGAAGGTTCGAGTAACGGACATCCGTTCCTCCCCCTTACGCTAATCTTATGATAGCGTTTGTGGCGTCTGCTGTTGGAAATTGAATTGTAAAAGTTCCGCTAGATACAGTTTTATCACCACCGAAAGCGATAACTGCGCATGCTTTGTT